GTAATTGCTATCGTCCTCCATCTTCTGCCAGAACTCATTGACGCCATCACGGATTGCCTGGATCGTCGGTTCGTGCCGGGGGATGATTGCTATGCGCCAGATCAAGTCTGATCTCGCCAATTCCGCGAGGACGGTAAGCTCACAGTCGAGACAATCCATCTGAGCTTGGCACTGGATAACCCGGAGTATGTTGTCGAGGGGATCATGCGGATAGCGGGGGATTTTGCACTCCCAGTTGTTGCCCTCGGCAATTTTGAAATCCTGATATGTCCAGTCTTCTTCAAACACACCATCCAAGCTGGCTGTCATATTGCAGAACTCATTTTTATAGCCGACGCTGGGCTCCACGATTCGCGCATCGAACTCCTCGTTGAACCATTGGAGTGCGCCATCTTGAAAAAAGTTCCCCGCTTTCATTGCAGCGCTGGGGTCATTTTCGATTGGTGTGCCATCCCTGGCCGCGCGGTGCTTGGTCAGGAGGTCGTTACGAGTTTTCCCATAGTGGGCCACAAATTCGCCGTCGATTTCGACCAGCCACGGCGTCTCAGACGCGCCAAGCTCATGCCCCGTTCGGGAATGTTTTGCCATGTCACCCTCCTATCAGGAGGTAGCCAAGAAGACCGATGGCAAAGATGGCAGTCATGCCCAGCACATCGCCTATGAGATGTCGTCTCATTGGCTTATCCTTTCAAGCTGACTAGCCTCGACATAGTCAATTCGAGTGCCATCTGAGCAGTCGATCTGATACTTCAGGGGATCGCTATAGGTGGTGCCGCTAACCCAGCCGGTGATAGGCTGATAAGGTGGCAACAGTTTGACTTGATCGCCGTGCTTGAGTGCATCCATTTTTCCCTCCAAGTTTTCGTCACAGGGAAAGTAGATATGAGTAAATATGAGACAGTTGGAGTGGCGTTTCGTAACACTAACTCTTTGAAACTACGTTACTTATGCAAACCCCCTAGGGGTCGCCAACACCACTCTAAAAGTCGCAGACTTCTGCCATCTACCTCCAAATTTCGTCACGCTTATGCGGAACTTACAGTAATTTTCGTCACTTTCAACTTTTCCCTAGCAGAAAACGATCTCTGCTCTGACTCGGCCATGTCAATGTAAGTCTGTGCTTCACGAAGATTCGCCCAGCCAAAAAAGGTACACATTTCAGGGGCAGTCACACCACAATTAGCCATTTTTTGCGCGAGTGCCTTTCGCACTCCGTGTGGTGTGCAGCACGACGGTAGACCAGCTTTACGCACAGCCTTGCCAAACCAGTTTGAAAAACTTTTGCCGGAAGAAAATGGCTGGCCATAGGCTGTGCCTAAAAATGTTTGTCGAATGTTGGTCACTTTCGATGCGTCCAGTGCTGCCCGTAACTCAGGTTCCACCTTAAACTTTAGGTATTTGTTTTTCCCTCGTTTTGTTTTCGTGATAGCACACTGCACGACCTCATCGGTGACTTCCGTCTCACTCAGCTTAATCACATCACTGGCGCGAAGTCCTGTAGTCCAGAGGCAGAGCATCGCGGTGTGCTGCATCGTTCCGACTTGCCAGTAGTCAAGGAATTGTTCGATTTCACTTTCACTCCAGGCATGATGGCCGTCTGTCTCCTCAACAATTTTCAAATTGGCGCACGGATGGCGCCACCCTTTTGGTGTTAAGTTTTGCTCAGGACGATTAGCCCAACTCAACATGGCCGCAATATCCTTAACGATAGTGTTTCCTGCTTCGATTCCGCTCGTTGAGGCGCTCTTAGCTCGCCGCCGTGCCTTGTCCCGGATTTCCGCGATGTGGTTGCTTTCGAGTTTCGCCCAGCGGTATGATCCATATGCCTTCACGAAGGCACCTAACCGGCGTTCTTTCTGGCGCTGCGTGGAGGGCTTGAGCCGTTGGAAGCCACCCTTATTGTGGCTCGCCTTGTATAGCAGCCACAGGTCAGCAACTGTTCCGGTGTGCCTATGCCGGTGGTTCACTTCCTCGATTTCTTGATCCCATCCCTGTTGGCGATAGGCCTTCAACTCCTCAACAGCGCGATCATACTCAAGAACGAACTCAGGCGACCCAGGTGGTTCGACAAGCCGGATGCTTGGATCACCGGCACGGCGCGGTGTGAGTTGGACATAAATATAAACGACCAATTCACCCTTCCGGTTTTTGGTCTGTTTCGTCTTGATGTAGCGAAACTTTGTATCGATTTTCACAACTTGTCCCACTCGTTTACATCGTCACCGCCATCGACGGAGGGTAACTGCTGGAAATGGATGTCCAGTTCAGTCAAGTCCCAGACCACACGATTTTCACTAGCTCGTTTCCCGGCGGGCATCATGCCACCGGCAATCATGCGATCAAACGTCGCGGCTGAGACGCCGACATAGCTAGCGGCTTGCAGCCGATTTAAGCCGCGTGGCCAATGGGGGAGGGGATGTTTCACTCAGCACCCACCAGATGCAAGCCGCGCCGCCGCTCATCCAGCCCGAAAATTTCAAATCCCCGGTCCAAAATTTCTCGCGGCATTCCCATTTGCGTCTGCCAGCTATGTGTCCAAGCCTCTCGCAAATCCAGGGCATGATTGATGTGAACGCCTCGAACGACATGAATGACGAGGGTTTCGCACCACTGGTCGAAGATGGTATCGACTGACAAACTGTAAAGTTTCTTTCGCTTGTCATTGCAGAGTGTGTCAACGATCAGATCACCGACCTTCACCCCGTCGCGTAGCTCCGCTTCAATCACCCTCGCGCTCGATGCTGTAAGCAGCGGGTGTGAACAGAGGGACTGAGCCGTTTCGTGTGCGTAGTCATTGCCTCGAATGGCGTGGGTCCGGGCATCACTCAAAATCGATCTAATCAGATATCGCGGTCCCAGTGTTGTGTGCGCTCGCCGTGCCCGGAACTCGCTGGCGCGTACCGATTGATGGTCAGCGGCCACAAATTTCAAGCGATGCTCGGTGCGAGCGTGTGTCTGAGGATTGCGATAGCGGTGACGGACAGTCGCTAGATTCGCCCAGTATTTCGAGGTGCGCTCCTCCTGGCTATCTCCAGATTTGGCCAAAAAACCAGCATGATCGAAGGCTGCCCCCATACAGGCGGCTTGCACCATGTTGAAAATCTGCTGGTGGTCTTCTCCATATTGCTGCATCTCACACCTCCTTTCCTCACTATCTCAGACAAAAATAGAAAAATGTATGACCAAATGTGTCTACGTTTTGATGCCTACATAAAAATGTTCATAATTTTTGGTACTATTTTTTAGCCTTCTTTTTTGGCCGGTGGCGGAGCACGTTTTTCACCGCCTGGGGGTGCCACCGCGACGACACGGTGCTTTCATGCTGCTTCTTTTCCCCGGCATAGGTTTTGACGCCTCTGGCATTCAATGCCTTTGCAATCCCCCTGTAAGAGTGAATACCGGCAGCCTCGATCTCATCGATGATGGGGATGATCCGCAGGGCGAACTCCTTGCTGTGTTTCTTCATTGCCCTGCTCCCCTTCGCCGCGTGTTGCGCGATGTCCGGGTTGCCCAGTTTTACGCCCCGCTGCTTTGCTTCAGCCAATGCAGCCTTGGTTCGTTTTCGGGTGTTGGCCACCTCCAGATCCGCAACTGATGCCAGGATGCGCCAGAGGAATTTTGTGTTGTCGGGATCAGCCAGTTCGGGAATGTCGCAAGCGACGACAGCCACGCCGTGACGCTCGCTATATTCCAGTATCCATTGCAGAAAGCTGAAATCGCGGGTGAGCCGGTCCATTTTGGCGATAATGAGGACTGCCCCATCTCTCGCGCAGTCTTCAAGCGCCTGACGCAGAACGGGGCGACGTAGCGTGGTTCGTCTGCCGCTCTCCACCTCCTTACATATTTCGATCACCTCCAGGCCCATCTCCTTGGCCTTGGCCTTGGCGACCTTGATTTGAGCGGCCAGCCCCAGCCCGGACGCACCCTGCTTTTTGGTGCTGACGCGAGGGTATAGGCGCGCTTTCGTTGGTTTGTATTTAAGGTTCGCTAACATTTTCGGTCCTTCATCGGCTGTATCCCCCCCTGCACCCAAAAAACCCGGATTAAATGGGTGCCTCGCGGCTTGCTATCGTCTCGTCACGAGCCAAACGCAGCGAAAAGCTCACATGCTCATCAGACATTTCATCGACAATTCGAGCCGTTTCTTTTGCCCCTTCCAAGTTCGGAGCGCCGCCAACAGAGGATTTGATTTGATGTAACTTGAGGGCGAGGCGGGAACGCGCCAAGCGATCCTGCACCTCTAACTCGATCCGCAAATCCCGCAGATAAGCATCAACCTCAAGCTCCTCTGCCGTGGGCTTAATCAGTCGTATGGACGCAGCTGTAAGCCGCTCCTCCATCTCGATTTGTTTATCAACTAGCTCCGCCGCTTCCTCGTAAAGTTCATTCCAAAAAAGTGCGCTATCACTCATCTCGCGTCCTCCTCCCTCACCCAGTTTTCAATCGCTTGCTCCTGACTGAACTCGATCAAATCATCCGCAATCTTTTCGCTTGGTGCCATGGCATATGTCGCGTGCATGACAACGGCGAGCAAGCCAGCCAGCGCGGCGTGTTCACTTGCGCCGCTTTTGCCCAGTGCTTCGAGCGCATCTAGTCCAGCCTCATGGCCGATTTGATATGATTCATCCGTGGCGTTGAAACTGTCATTGTCCTTGCTCATCTCGCGTCCTCCTCCCTCTTGAGCTTGGCCAGCGAAGCCAAACAACGCTCGCAATCGACTTCGTTAAGGTTCTTGCCGAGGTCAACCATGTAACTCCCCTCACTGGTCAGATGACCGTGCGCCGCTGCCCGAAGTTTGTCATCTTCGCTGCGGGTGTCGAAGCCGATACCGCAGAGCGTGACTTCGTGGCTTTCAACTTGCGGGTGGTCGAAGCCAACAAAAGCGTGTGTCTTAGATTTGCTGTGATGTGGCCATGCTGTTCCTCCCACACGGCCCCAGCTTGCTGTGAATGCTAACATGTCGTGTCCTCCTTCATGTCTAGGATTGTGGTCAAATATTCATCGATTGCATGAATGCCCTCGGCCATCACTTCGCGAAACAGTTTTTCGCTGGGCATCTCATCGCCCCACTCAAAATCATAAATTGCTAGGGGCGTTTCTTCGTCGGCATCGGTGTAAACCAGATCAGACAACACGCCTGTGTCTTCGTCCTCCGTAGCCCACTTGGCGACAAATTCTGGCGGCTTTCGGTGTACAATCCAGCCCTGCTCATCAGCATCGAGCGGGTCGATGCCGACTATCCATTCGTGCGTCATGTAACAGCCTCCCATGTGATCCACCGGCCTGACGCTTTTTTGCGCCCTCCGTCGTCAAGCTCAATCCAATCACCAATTTTTGTTCCGGTAAATGCTTGCTCGCCCATTCGGCGCGGTTTTCGTCTCGATCCGCCCCAAATAGTATATTCGCCGCGCACCTTTACCGCTTCGCGTGGCGGTTTCTTGGCGGTTAATTCCGATTTGATTTTGTGCCGTTCCTCCGGTGGCAGATCATCCCAAAATTCCACCAGATCGCGGGGATTGTAAAAG